GCGGTCGCCGCACAGGTCGCGCCATACCTACACCCTAAGCTGCAAGCGACTACGCTTAAGGGAGACCCAGAGAAGCCGCTATCGTTCGCCCTAAGCTTACCCAGTGCTGAGGCATTGAAGGCCGCTATCAGGGGAAGCAAGTAAGCCGTGCGGCAAGTTTGCGACATAATCAAATGAAACCCAAAGGGGACAAGGGGAGCGAGTCCCCAGACAGGACACAACAAGGGGAAGAGTCAGAAGTTATACGAGATAATCAAGGGCTTACAGATAAAAAGGACGGGTTCCCATCCGGCCCTTCAAAACCGGAAAAGCAAAACGAAAACGCGATTTCTGAGATTCCCCACGTTCCACTCTCACTCCAATCGGAACCTGAAAATTTTGCCGCCAAAAATTTTTCAGAAGGTTTAGCCAAGGATAACCATCCCCTTAACCTTCCAGTCCAAGCAAGGATAACCACCCAGTACGAATCGTGTCTCGATGTCCCGTTCGAAGACATTTTCAGGTGGTGGGAAGAGAAGACGAAGGGCTACAAAGATTTGGCGATGGTCCGTGGGTTGTGCCTCTACGACAGATACTTCCTGCTCGTTCAGATATTCGGCAGACAGGACATGCTCCATCCGTGGCTATATGCCCGGTGCAGGGAAGTCGAGAGAGAGCCGGACAACTACCTCGATCTGTGGTCCCGGTTCCATTACAAGAGCACCATCATCACTTACGCCGGGACGATTCAGGAGGTCTTGAAAGACCCTGATCTTACGGTTGGGATTTTCAGTCACGTCAAAGCGATTGCCAGAGGGTTTCTGGCGCAGATCAAACGTGAACTGGAAGGGAACGTGAAGCTGAAGGAGTTGTTCCCCGACATCCTGTATGAGAATCCCGAAAGACAGTCTCCGTCATGGTCGGTGGATGGAGGGTTGATCGTGAAACGCCATACCAACCCCAAGGAGCCGACGATCTCCGGCTGGGGGTTGGTAGATGGTCAGCCGGTTGCCGCTCACTTCCGGCTAAGAATCTACGATGACGTGGTGGTGAAAGAATCCGTCTCCACCCCGGAGCAGGTCACCAAGACCACTGAAGCGTTTGACGTATCAGCAAACCTCGGAACTGAAGATGGTCGTCGGTGGATGGTGGGTACGAGATGGTCCTATGCGGATACCTACGCCGAGATCATCAAACGGAACACTTGCAAGGTACGACTTTATCCAGCAACCGATGACGGCACGTTCACTGGGAAGCCAGTGCTGTGGAGCGATGCTTTCAACGAGAAGATGAAGTGGGACCAGACGGAGCCGATCTATGCGTGCCAATGTCTTCAGAACCCGCTTGCAGGCAGTCAGAAAATGTTCGATGTTGAGGACTTGCAAGTGTACGAAGTCCGGCCTGAAACGATTGCTGTCTACATCCTTATTGACCCGGCAAGGTCTAAAAAGACCGACTCGGATAACACGGCGATGGTCGTGGTCGGCTTGGACTATGCGGCCAACAAGTATGTTTTGGATGGCTTCAATCACAAGATGGACCTCCAAGAGCGGTGGCAGAACACCGCACGTCTGTACCAGAGGTGGAAACAGACTACAGGCGTACAAGCTATCTACGTGGGATACGAGTCTTTCGCGGCGCAGGCCGATCTGGATTACTTTCACGAACAGCAGAACTTGACGAAGCTGCATTTCCCCATCGTGGAACTTGCATGGCCCCGTGAGGGAGGTGGATCGAAAATCGACCGGGTGCAGCGACTTGGCCCGGACATGAGAAGTCACAAGATTTTTCTGCCGTATGCGACCGACGACAAGAATCTCACTGCTGCCCAGCGCAAGATGTCTCAAGGGTACGACTACCGTATAGCGAGAAAGATCAAACGGAAAGACCAGAACAACGAGACCTATGATCTTGCGGAGCAGTTGAAGAGTCAGATTTTCTATTTCCCTTACGGGGGAAAGAAAGACTTGGTGGATGCGCTCTCCCGAATTTACGACATGGAGCCGAGAGCGCCTTCCTATCGTGAACAGCGTTACTCAGAGCCGGAGTTCGTATGAAACTTACCAAGCAAATCAAGCTTCGAGTTTTCCCGAAACTCATGGTATGGCAATTCACGTCATGGGAGTTTGGCCGCTGGAAAGGAATGAGATACATCGTCTCAATCAAGGATGTGAAATGAATGTCGTTCTTCATGGCTGGCCGGATGATCCGAAACTAAAAACGTACTATCAAACGCGTAGTCATGATTTTCAGTACATGGTGATAGTCACGGTCATGGCCGTGAACTATTCGCGCACAAACTGCACTGCGGTTACACAGCAAGATTTGATCTTTCGTTTCATCTATCACGATGGGTCTCATTATCACTATGAACTGACTGAGCAGGAGTTCGTATGAAACACGATGCTATGCGAAAAGGTTTTTCAATGACGCACGCCACCGTCATTCGTGAGCCACTACATTCCTCAAAAGAAGTCGCGGCAGAATTTGGCTATAAAAATATAAACTCGCTTGACGCTGTTTTGAGTCACGGGTGTTTTCCAGAACCAGATGTTGTCATGACTAATATGCGTGGTCGGAAAAGACTGTACTGGAAATTGAGTACCTTGAAAAAAGAAAAGGAACGCAGACTGAAGAAATCGGTGCGGGCTAATCCGTCGCACACAGAACGGTAAAGGAAGCATCAACACGCACTCCGCATAATCGTAAGCGGAAGGAGACAAAATGAAATTCCGCTGGATGCACAAACTGTACGCCAAAGTCTTCGGCTACTTCTGGTTACCTTGCCCTGTCTGCGGAGAGTATTTCGGCGGACATGAAGTGACGCGGGAAACTCCGTCTGTTCAGGTGGGGAGCCGAGCATTGCTTGTCTGCCCAAAACGTGAATGCGCCAATGAAGCGATCAGTCATAACTTGGCTGAATGGTACAAGGTGCCGTATTGGAGAAGAAAATGATCGATCCTGAAAAAACGAAGATCATCAGTCCCGGTTTTTATCTCGCTATGAAGTGTGAAATTTGCGGGAAGAACAAGGGTAAGTTCGATCATAAGCGTTGCTCAAAAATCAAACAGAAGAAGTTTGTGAAAAAATGAAAGTCATCGTTTTTGTTGGGCTTACGTCTGCGGCGTTGTTGCTGCTTGCGGTGGTGCCGGTGTTTTTCTTTGTCTTCGCGTGTTGCGGGGTTTGCAGAATCGTCCACGACGAAAGCCGTTTTCTCTTCAGGAAAGATCATGCTGAAAAATAATCTCGGTTACAAAGTCACCACAAGGCTTGTCGATTGGGGCGAGAGGGTGCGCCGTGTATGGGGTTCGGAATGGGCTGCTCCCGATCATGGCATTTATGAATTCTCCAACGGGCGGAAGTTCGACTCGACCGACCGGGGCTTCACGGGTTTCTATGGTCATCAGCCGAACGCGATCAACTACATGATGGTTCATGATGGTCATTATCCCGACATGCCTTCCAATGACTATCTGTTGCAGGAAGACGGATCAAAGGTGGAATTGCTGTGAGCGATTCATCGATCTCGCAACTGCCAGCGGCCACGTCCGTCAACTCGACGGACGTTGTTGCGATTGACCAAGGTGCAGTAACGAAGAAAGCAACGATTGCGCAACTCAGTACGCAGTTACAACCAGCGGAGATCACTGCGGCGATAGATAACGGAGCAGAAAAGACAACCCCGGATGCCGCTGATCGGGTCGTCATCTTCGATAGCGTTACGCGCTTTTTGTCGAAGATAAGTTTCGGCAATATCTATGCAACACTCTCTGGACTCTACGCGGCATTGGCGGGTTCTTCGACACAGAAGTTTGATGTGGCCGATGCAACGACTGCGACCAATGCTTTGAACAGGCGGACGGGCGATGGACGTTATCCGCAAATTGTAAACATTGCGAGTCTTGCGGGATTCTTACAGGAAAATAGTTACAGTCTTGTTTGGAACAATGCGACAAGGGAATTGACGGTAACGCCAGTCACTGCAAGTTTTTCGTTTTACTCGAACAACGTCCTGTACACAAAGAGCGCGCCGGAAACGATCGGTATCCCCAATGCAACTGGAAGTTATTACTTCTATTACGATCCGACCGGCGCATTGAGCGTTGCCACGTCTTTTAACAACAATTTCATTCTGATTTATTCATTTGTTTCTTCTGTTTATTGGAACGCAACGCTCGGTCTTGCAGTGCCGGATGCGTTGATTGAAGGTCATACGG